GCTCCGCCGCTGGCGGCGCTCTTCTCTGGTTTTGCTCTTCATATCAATTCCCCATTCAAGGCTTGTCCACCGGCGGGTTTCCCCGCCTAGCGCCCCTTTTCCTCCTTTGGTGTGAGTATAATGTCTACCCGGTAGCCGCGCTGACGGCTGATCAGGTCCGAGAGTACAGACGCCATGTAATGTGGATTCCAAGGCTGCTTATTCCGCTCCATCTCCTCAATATCAATCGGATGGATTCCTGTCCTCATTTGCGACACCTCCTGTGCAATCCTATGAAATACAGCTTGTTTCACATTCTTCGCTCAGCAGCCTTAGTAGCATGGGGCCCCAGTATACTGAGCTGGATACGAACACTGATACAGCAACGGCAATAATTCTTCCCCCTACCCGCTGACGGTCTCGC